TTCATAAACTGGTGGATGATTGAGGATAATACACCAGAAGTTATTACAGGTTGGAACATTGAACTATATGATATTCCATATCTATCCAGAAGACTTGAAAGAGTTCTTGGTGAGAAGTTGATGAAGAGACTTTCACCTTGGGGTCTTGTGACTGAAGATGAAATCTATATTGCAGGTCGTAAGAATATTGCATATGATGTAGGTGGTATTACTCAACTTGATTATCTTAATCTTTACAAAAAGTTTACTTACAAGGCACAAGAATCATATCGTTTGGATTATATTGCAAGTGTTGAACTTGGACAGAAGAAACTTGATCACTCTGAGTATGATACATTCAAGGACTTCTATACAAAAGGTTGGCAGAAGTTTGTAGAATACAACATCATTGACGTTGAACTTGTTGACCGATTAGAGGACAAGATGAAGTTGATTGAACTTGCAATCACAATGGCATATGATGCAAAGGCAAACTATGTTGACGTATTCTCACAAGTTCGTATGTGGGATACAATAATCTATAACTACTTAAAGAAAAGAAATATTGTTATTCCTCCAAAGAACAGGTCTAACAAGAATGAAAAATACGCAGGTGCTTATGTCAAAGAACCAATTCCGGGAAAGTATGATTGGGTGGTTTCGTTTGATCTTAATAGTCTGTATCCTCACCTTATTATGCAATATAACATTTCTCCTGAGACCCTCAAGGATGAACGACATCCAACAGCTACGGTTGATCGAATCCTTTCGGAAGAACTAAACTTTGAACTATACAAAGATACTGCTGTATGTGCCAATGGTGCAATGTATCGTAAGGACAAAAGAGGATTTCTTCCAGAGATTATGGAAAAGATATACAAGGATCGAACTGTTTATAAGAAGAAGATGCTTGCAGCAAAACAGGCATATGAAAAAACTCCAACTAAGACTCTTGAGAAAGAGATTGCCAGATGTAATAATATTCAGATGGCAAGAAAGATTCAACTGAATAGTGCCTATGGTGCGATTGGTAATCAATACTTCCGTTATTATAAACTGGCAAATGCGGAAGCGATTACTCTTTCTGGTCAGGTTTCTATCCGTTGGATAGAGAATCGAATGAACTCTTATCTAAACAAAATACTTAAAACGGAGGATGTAGATTATGTTATTGCTAGTGATACTGATAGTATCTATCTCAACTTGGGTGATTTGGTCGAAAAGGTATACGAAGGCAGAGAAAAGACTGCTGAAAGCGTTGTGTCGTTCCTTAATAAGATCTGTGAGGTGGAATTTGAAAAGTATATTGAGAGTTCTTACCAAAAATTGGCCACGTACGTAAATGCTTATGATCAAAAGATGTTCATGAAACGTGAGAACATCGCTGAACGTGGCATCTGGACAGCAAAGAAAAGATACATCTTAAATGTATGGGACAGTGAAGGTGTTCGCTATGAAGAACCCAAACTTAAGATGATGGGCATTGAGGCAGTCAAGTCATCAACTCCTGCACCTTGTAGAACCATGATTAAGGATGGACTCAAGTTGATGATGAATGGCACAGAAGAAGATGTGATTAAATTTATTGATGAATGTCGTGCAAAATTTAAGTCTCTCCCTCCAGAGGACATCGCATTTCCTCGCACTGTTTCGGATGTTAAAAAGTATTATAACTACACAGACATCTATTCAAAGGGGACACCCATACATTGTCGTGGTGCACTTCTTTTTAATTATTATATTAAGAAGAATAAACTTGATCGCAAGTACTCTTTGATTGGTAATGGTGAGAAAATTAAATTCTTATATCTTAAGAAACCAAATATCATTCGTGAGAATGTAATATCTTTCATCCAAGACTTTCCAAGAGAACTTGGACTTGACAAGTATATAGATTATGATCTACAATTTGAGAAGAGTTTCGTAGAACCACTCAAAGCAATACTTGATGCAATTGGGTGGAATGTAGAAAAAACTGTTAACCTTGAATTATTTTTTACTTAATGGACTTTTTAAAAGAGATAGTTAAAGAAATTGGTGATGAATACACCCAAATCGCAGCAGACATAGATGGAACAGAAAGATTCATTGATACAGGAAGTTATATCTTCAATTCGCTTGTTAGCGGTTCCGTTTATGGTGGTGTTTCTACTAATAAGATTACTGCCATTGCTGGTGAGACTTCTACTGGAAAAACTTATTTTTCCCTTGCTATTGTCAAGAACTTTCTGGACACTAATCCTGATGGGTATTGCCTCTATTTTGATACTGAAGCTGCAATCACCAAAGGATTATTATCATCTCGTGGAATTGATCAAAACAGACTTGTTGTTGTCAATGTCGTTACCATAGAGGAG